TTACCATCTTATCTAAGTTCATTACACACTCGTTGTAAAACACACATGGTTTCACTCTATACATATGAGGATACTCATTGTGAAAAAGTCTAATTGTGAGCTGCATAGCTCTTTAGAACAAGCGTTACTTAGTGATTTAGCAGTGCACGATCAATCTGATCGTGCTGTCATACGTTTGAAAGAACGTTGGGACAAACGGTTTCCCGCCGACCCCGACGAAGTTCTTCAACTCCATTCTAATGCATTAACTGATTTTGTCCGCTTAAACGATGAGGTTATCAGTCCAGATATTTCGGACGTTGACCCTGTTATTATAGGCGAAGCACAACAGTTTATATATAATGCATTAACTGGTTACACTGGAACCAAAACATCGGAACCACAGTGTGAACTGGATGCGGAAACTCTCTTCTCATTCTGGCGATTTGGCCCGGGCTCCTCTCGAGGAGTTACAGGAACACATTTCGTAGAAAAGATTAGACAATCTATGACAACAACTGCTTTATGCTTACCACTCGTCCGCGCATTGCGGAACGTTACTCCTTTACTACGGTTGTTTGATTCAAAACATCCCAAATTTAGAGGTACAAAAATCGTAAGTGGTTCACGACTAGGTTCTGTCGGGAAGAATAGAGAGAAGAATAGGACTATTGCTACGGAGCCTTCGGGTAACATGGCGATACAGCTTGCCATTGGTGTCTACATCCAAATGGCCCTTAAATGGGTCGGATTAGATATCACTACGCAAGAATGCAAGAATAAAGCACTTGCATGTCTTGGTTCTTTGTACGGTAAACTGTGTACTATAGATTTATCTAGTGCATCAGACCTTATATCAAAGGATCTTATTCATCTTCTCTGGCCAGCATCCTGGTCTCGCCTCTTTATCGTCACTCGGTCTTCTGAGTGTACTTTGGGGGTCAGCGATTCCAAGATAAAACTCAACATGATGTCCACTATGGGGAACGGTTTCACCTTTCCCATGATGACTATGACTCTACTAGCCTTATTATATGGCTATATGCGCAGTCGTGGTGACCTGCTTAATCGCAGAGTTGATTACAGCCGCATGGGTGTATATGGAGACGATATTATATGTCCCATAGAATACTATGACGGTTTTGTTGAATTATTACACAAGATGGGGTTACGAGTTAACCTCGCAAAGTCTTGTGTAGATGGCTATTTTCGCGAATCGTGTGGTGGAGATTACTACGCTGGGATTGATATAACCCCGTTTTACGTAGAAAGTCTTCACAACGATTCGGAGGTATACGTTGCTATAAATAAAGTCCTGAAATGGGCTTCATTTCACGAGGTTGCTTTACCTCGTACAGTGATGTTTTTGAAGTCACTGTTGACAGCAAACGTATTTCTCGTTCCCGAGTGGGAGGACCCTTCATCAGGGGTTCTTTCCATGTATCCTCCACGTCGTTATAAATACCTTGTGCCTATAAAAGATCATTCGCATAAGTTGATTTGTAGTGACGTAGATCTCCTTTGTATCCTCGGCGGTTACGTCGAAAGTGCAGAGGAGGAGAGGTACAGACACTTTATGTATGGACTCCAAGAAAACAGGAGTCAGTTTTGGGCGATCTATTCGAGGAAAATGAAGAACTCCTCGAAAAGTTAGTTCCAACTCATAAGGTGAAAAATGCCAGGTTACCGCAAGGGTACCTGGATGGACACGATCCATTCTATTCGGATCGTGAGGACTCGTTATTGCGTTGGAGATATATCGCCAACCAGTTATAACGAG